GGTTTAACTTTACTTGTATTCTTAAAGTAATTAGTTAATAGATAACTTGACTTACTATCATAATTAGGAAAACTAAATAACTTAGCTTTATATCCTAACTCATTCTGAATATAGTCTACTAATTGCTTAGCATTGGTTTCCTTAAAGCTACAATCAGTTCCTTCAAAAGTTACCATATACTTGAATGGTATTTCTCTTAGTTCATCAATTGTCTTTGTCATTGTTTACTCCTTTACTTATAAATATTTCTTAATAGAATATTGATAGCATTTTAATATATCATTACTATCAAGATAATAATATATAAACTAACTTGTTTTTCATATATAATACAGTTGCGTCATTAAAAGGAGAGGGGAGTTAAGAGGGGAGAACGTAGTTCTCCCATCTTATCCCGCGAAGCGGTATAGAATACAACAGAGTACAGTTGAGTATAGTTGCGTCCTAAAAAACTTTGTTGCCATGCCCGTAAGGGCAAATGGCAACTGTAGTCAAATGTCTTTTCTATACAGATGAATTCTATTGAAGTATCTAATAAACTAACTTGTTATAGATAAACTATTACTTACTTTCAATAGAATAATTGATATCAATATTTACTGATACTTTTACAGATAAACTTATACTGATATCTAATATACTAATTAGTATATCCAAGTTTATTCAATAGAATAATTTTATATAGATAAACTTTTTATCTACTTCTAATTTACTAATACTCTATTGATATACTATTAGTTAATACAGATAAAATTAATATATCAGTATACTACTGAATAGTATACTGATATTATTTAATCATTTCTAGTATATCGATAAAGTTGAATATATCTATTCAACACATCTTTCTCACGTTTCAGATAGTATAAACTTTTTTATTTATACGACACCCATTTCATTCGTTCCCGTCCGCACTCCACTTCTTCATGGGTGTCGTATAAACTTCGTTTATACATGCCCCCCCTCCCCCCCCACAAGGAGCCAAAACAGACGAAAAAAAAGAGCGGCATTCCTGCCTTCTCGTCTGTTCTAGTCAACTGTGAGGAACCGCAGGGGCTTACGTTAAGCACACCTGTTAGGGTGTACCACTGCATGGAGTCGTTTTCCATGCATCCGTACCTGCAAGTTTATGGCGGGAGTTTCGCCAATTAGCCACGGGTTTTCGATCATGTAGGGTTTGTCATACCTACTCCATCTCTTACATTTTTTATTACTTCGTTGTTTGTTGTGTATTTTTTTACAAAACACAAGAAATCCCCTTAGGATTACTATGATCCTAAGGGGAATTTGTTTATTTAGAAGCTAAATATTGTAATTGATTGATTGTATTACCGGAAACGTTCTTAGTTACTTTATTAACTTGACCTTGGATATTTTGAGATACCATGTTAATCTTTTCATTAAGTTTGTTACCTAATGTAGCCATTGCACCTTGTAGACCGTTTTGAACAGTTGTTACTTGCTGTGCAGTTTGAGCTTGATTAGCTTGTAAAGTACCAATACCTGCAGTATTACCAGTAATCTTAGTCAATTCAGTATAGATTGCTCTTAATAAGATAATATCTTCAGATTCTCCACCACCAGCAGATTGGATAGCTGCATCAATAGCACCTCTACCAAAACGTACTTGTGGAGTTGGATTAGATCTATTATTAGATGCTTCCATTTTTTCGATAGCCAATTGTGTTTGTTTAGGAACACCTTTAGCTCTACCGAAGAATTTACCAGTACCCAAATTATCTAATGTAGAATCATTTTTAATCTCTGCTTCAGATCGTGTAGCTTGTCCAGTTGGTATACTAGCTTTGCCATCACCACCTGTAGCAATATAACCATTGATATTTTCAGCACCGAAGTCATTAGCAATATCACCTTTAACGATTTGGTTTTTACTAGAGGAGTTACCCCAATATCCACCTTTACCGTCAGCGATAACTACATGATCGGCTTCTGCATCACCTTTAAGTGTATTAAGAAGAACTACGTCACCTTCAGTACCACCTTGAGATGCAGTTTTGAATGCATATGGTAAACCTTGTTGTTGAGCATTAGTCTCAGCATTAGGTACATACATATCAATTTGCTTAACACCGGCTTGTTGGAGGTATTTGTTAACGAATGTAGTACATCCATTATTACCATAACCTTGTTGACCAACCATAGAGTCAGCCCAATTAGATGCAGCTTTAGTGTTACCGCCCCCGATAGCACCACCAACACCACCAGATGCACTAGATCCTCCGATATTGCCTCCCAAATCTATACCTAGCATTGCTCCTAAGTTAGATTTCATGGAATTATACATATCGAAGAGTGGAGATAATAAACCAGGTCTTTTAGTTGGACCAGAAGCTCCAGCTTTACCACCAGCAATACTAGTTACTTTACCAGTACCTTTAGATTGTAAGATTTCTCTTGCAGCCTGTTTACGTCCAGCCAAATTAGCATCTGGCATATAAGGACGTTCATATTTTGTACAGAAGATTTCTGTAGCTTTATCTATATCACTAGTCTCAGCAAAGAATTCAGCAGCAGCTGCAGATTCAGAACCTTGTAATTCATATTTGATGAATTGTAATTGGATATCCAAATCAGATGGATCTTTACCAGCTCTTTGAGCATATTCAGCGAGGCTACCTTTACGGTCATCCCATTGGCAGAGACCGAAGCCACCACCGCCACCGATTTCACTAATAGCTGGATCAAATCCAGATTCAATAGCCATATTACCCATGATCGCTGCAGTATGAATATCACCGAATCCTAAACCTTGGAGTTTATTCCAAATGATAGGTACATTGCCTTCAATACCACGACCAAATCTAATACCTTGAGCAAATTTACCACGACCAAATCTTCCTCTACCGAAAGCATTAGCTGTAGTAGTATTACGTAATACATCTCGGATATTATATTGCATATTATCACGATTAGACTCAGGATCTTGGATAGTAACTTTACCAGTACGAGCATCGTAACCAGTTGCAGTTACATAGTGAGGATAAGAACCAAATGGATGTGCACTAGATGTACCAGATTTAGATTCACCTTGAAGTACAACTGGATTACCAGATTTCAAAGCATTGATTGTACCACTAGCATCAGTAGAATAAGATGTAACACCATGGCTTGCAGCATAGCCTTCAAAGAAGGATGGAGCTACCCCAGTATCAGTACCCTTATACCCACCAGAAATAGCGAAATTAGAAGCTTCGGCTGGATTAATCGTACCTGCACCAAGGGCTTTGAGAGCGTTAGCACCAGCAACTGGACCACAACCAGAATCTCCGATGGTTTGATTTATACTATCTCCAGATGTATTAAAGTTAATACTTGCATATCTAGGATCAGTTTGTTTAAAGTATTTACCTGTACCTAAAACTTGGGCTTGTAAGTCACCAGCTTGAGATGCAAGTCCACCTATTAAACCACTAGTTCCTTGGGAGAGCTTATTCATGTTATTTTGCATACCACTTAATAAGCCGCCACCATTAGCAATACCTCTACCAATGTCTACAGGACCATTCTTACCAGTACCTTGAGCATTAGGTGTAGGACCAGCTTGTGAAGCTACCTGTTGAGCATTCGGTTTATAAGTAGGTTGTTTTCCACTATCTCCACTAAATGCAGTCTTGATATCATCTATGAAGCCTTTATCTTTATCATATACTTGATCATTATATTCTTCAATAGTATCGATTTTCTTTTCAGCAGTTTGATTATATTGGTTTAATGCAGCCAATGCACGTTGTTGCATAGGAGCAACTGTATCAGTTAAGTCCCAAATATAAGCTAATACTTTAAAGAATAATTGAGGTCCGATTACACCGAATAATAATGAATCGACAGCAGATGCTAAACCAGCTACCCATTTGATATCCTCATTTGGAGGTTGTTCATCAGCAAGACAATCAGCAACGTTATACCAACGGCTAATACCAGTTGTAACAGATGCAGCTAAGTCTAATGCAGTAATAATAGCAATTACGATACCACCGATACCGGCAGTCATTACTGTAGCACCTAAGTAAGTACCAGCTTTAGCTACTAATTTACCAAATTTAGCAGAAGCTTTAATACCATCCAAAATCATTTCAGCTAATTTAGGAGCGAATTGTGCGCCCTTCTCAGCTAATTTAGGAATATAAGTAGAAACCTTCTCTAAACCTTTAGTTAAGATATCTTTTAAGAAGTCTATAACTTTATCTGTAGCTTTAGATGCAACTTCGCCAACTTTACTGATACCTGATTTAACTAGGTCAGTCATTTTGGAGATTACACCACTGTTAGCAATAGATGCTTTAGCAGTTCCATCTAATAAAGAAGAACCAACTACACCAGCTCTATCTCTGATAGCCCAACCTATTCTGGATAAACCACTCTTAGTAGCACCAAAAGCTTTATCCATCATAGAAGAAGATAGTTTACCTAATCTACTAGCTTTAACAGCATCTTCAGAAGTCTTAGCAATCTTACCGAGATCTTTACCAAACTTAGTAGATTTATAAATACCAGCACCTAATTTAAGTGCAGTACCTATTCCTTTACCACGACGTAAGGCTGTAGTGAAACCGCCAATTCCTCGTGCAAATTTATAAGCTTTACCACCACCAAGTGCAGCAGCTTTACCTACACCAGCAATAGCTTTACCAGCTTTATAAGTCTTATATCCAACATATCCAGCTGCACCTGTAGCAACTGCCATAGATGTAGGATCACCACTAGTAAACATATCCCAGAGCATACCAGCTCCAGCTTTCATACCATCCAAAATCATTGGAAGTACTGCATCTTTTAAGAAACCACCAACTGCTGGTAGAATTGTATGAGTTAAGATTTTACCTAATTCAGGAAGCATTGGTCCAATGAAGGATAATAATAAACCACCACCAAGGATAGTTCCTAGTCCACCAAATAAACCACCTTTACCCATTACACTATCTACGATATCATGTAAGAAACCTTGAGATTTTTCCTTAACATTCTTGGCACCTTCTTTAGCAGAATCACCAAAACCTTTAAGTTTACCAAGAGCTTTAGAGAAGATAGAACCTTGACGCTCAGCATTCTTTTCGTCTTTAGCATCTTCTTCTTTTTTCTTATCATGAGCAGATTCAGTATCAGCTTTATTTCTAGAGCCGTCTGTAGATACATATGTCTCATTGCCATTTTCATCTACAGAACGTTGACCAGAACCTGTACCAGCAATAGCTGTAGCTTGACTAGCAGAAGCCGTTTTAGGAATAGCAACACCAGCCATAGCAGTAGCTGCAGAGGATTTACCTTTATTGAGACTCTTAGCAAATTCTACTTTAGCATTAGAATCACCATTATCAAACATGGATCGATTTTGCCATGCCCATTCTGCATCAGTAGCAGAAACAGCAGGATTCATACCATAACCAACAAGCATAGCAAGGAATTTAAGTTTATCTTCAGGCATTCTAATATATTTAGAAATAGGTTCAGTAAACTCAAATTTCTTATCACCACGACTTAAATAAGTTGCAATTTTAATAATGCTTTCAAATGCACCATCTGCAAGGTTCTCAGGAGCTAATGCTGATGGATCACCGATGGATTTAATTGCTATAGGACCCATTACTAATGCTAATTGGGAATAACGTTCAATAGTCTTAGTATCAAGTTTAGCTAATTGATCTAAGTTAATTTCCATACTTTCAGGTAAAGCTTTAAGAGCAGCAAGTCTACTCTTATTACCTTTACCAGTAAAGGAGGAAGCACTCATTACATTACCAGATACTTTAAGATGGCTAAAGTTGTTATCAATAACTTTTTGGTTGTTAAGATAGCTTTTATTAAGAGCATTGTTTTTAGCTTTAGTAAGATCAGCTCGTCTATTACCATCAAAGTGTTGATCATCATTACCACCATGATCATTCTTGATTAAGTTATCTCGAATCTCTTCAAGAATGGAGTTAGTAGATTGCATCCCTTCAGCTACATTTTTAGCTTCTTCGGATGTAAACTTTTCACCATTTTTACCAATCAAACGTTCTGCAGTTTCTGCACGATCACGTTCAGCACTAACTTGATCTAAAGCAATACCAAGAGATTTTCTATCAGTAGGATCAATATTAAGAGATTTAAGATGAGCTTTAGCATTTTCAATCTCTTTATTAGAATACTTCTTCTTACCAATAGCAACTTGGATTCTAGGCATTTCCTTAGCAAAGATATTAATTACTTTAGTACGATCAGATTCAGGAATATCTAATCCATTGATTAGACTCATAGCCCCACGTTCATCACCATCATAAGCATATCTTGCAAGTTGTTTAATAACACTAGCAGGTAAATACTTCTTAAGACCATCCTCTAAACGTTTAACAGCTTTACGTTCTTCACCACCGCCAATTTTAAATTGACTCTTCATAACGCTTAAGCTACTTTCAAGTTTAGTTAAGTCTTCTGCAGAAGCATTAGCTAAATATTGGTCTCTAGTCTTATTACCATAATCTTCAGATCCCATGATATTAAGACGTTCTTGAGCACTAAGATGATCTGCTTGACCCTTACGGATCATTTTAGCATTACCCCAGTTATTAAATTTACGTAAACCAGAACCGATACCTCTTATAGGAGCACCGACTACAAATTTAGTTAAATCACCAATACCACTGAAGCTACGACCCAATACTCTACCTACCGGACGCAATACCATATCAGATAATTGCTTACCAATAAGCATACTGAATGGACCACCAAAAGCTTTTTCTAGAATATTAAACATACCATATTTAAGGCTACGTCCCATATTCTTGAAAGATTGGGCAATCATCTTACCAGTACCTTTTAAAGGACTGAATAAGTTATAATCCATAAACTTATAGAAGTCTTGATATAAAGTTGTACCAAAGCGACGTAATGGATTTACTACATGGTCTTTTAAAGCACCAACTAGACCACCCTCACGTTCACCTTTTTCATTCTTCTTACCAAGAACCATATCATGGAATTTACTAGATGTACCAATAAGACCTAAACCAGCGCCAAGACCAAAGTTAATTAATAAACCCATTCCTGTAGGATCTAGTAAAGCAGCAGCTCCACCAAAACCAGCAATCTTAGGCATATTTTTCTTAACGTAGTCTTGTATTTTCTTAGGAATGATACCATCTTTACGACCTATCTCTTTACCATCTTTATCATAATAAGTTTTACCGAAGATTCTTTCGTTAACTTTCTTATTATTCTTAGCAAGAGAATAAGCACCGCCAATAGCAATAGCACCAACTGGACCGAATCCGAGCATTAAGCTAGGGATAATACCAGCAGCTGCACCTTTACCAAGGTCAGGCATATATTTCTTAAACAAGGCTTGTTGTTTACGACTAATAAGACCACCAGCACGGGATCCATCAGCCATTTCTTCACCAAATAAGAAATTCTTAGCAGTATCACTTTCACGGATAATATTAGCAGCAGCACCGACTGCAGCACCAGCTAATAAACCACCAGGACCGAATATAGCAGTTGCACCTAAAGCACCAGCACCTGCCATTACACCTGTACGACCAGCAAACTTAGCAGTATTACCTCTAAGTTTAGCAATGTCGCTAGTAAGAGATTTAGATACTTCCGGATCTAAAGTCTTAGCATAATCTTCAAATTTATCTAAGCCTGTTTCCCAAGCAGTAGATACTGTAGCTTTAGCTACTTGACCTAAAGCACTACCGTCAGTAGATTCAACTTTACCAGCCATTCTACCAACAGCAAATTCTAAAGCACTACCTACAACTTCACGTATAGTATTACCTTGAATACCATCAGGAAGTTTATCTTTAACAGTTTGGAAGAAGTTTTTACCTTGAAGTTGGTTACCACCTTCAGCATGAGAGAAGATCTTATTCTTTAATCTTAACTCATCTTGTTTATCTTTTCTACTATTAGCTTTATCTAAGTCTGGATTGAATGGATTCAATTCAGATGGAATAATTAATTCGCCTTTAGATACAGTAGTTAAAGCAGTCTCTGGTACAGATAAAGAACCAAAAGCATATCCATTAGAGAATACACGTTTAGCTATCATTTCAGCTTGACTACCAGTAGAGCTTGGAGCTGCAGATATTTTCTTTAAGTTAACTTTCTTAGGTTTAAACCCATACATGATTTGCTTAGCAGCAGCTTCTAAACCTGTATTGAAAGAAGATGGAGCAGCCACTATAGGTTTAGGACCACTAATCATTTCAGATACTTTATTAGTTGCACCAAGAATACTATCTTTAGCAGCACCTTTAGCATCATTGAACCAATCTAAACCAAAGCTTTTAGCAAAGTCTTTTACTTTACCCCAGCCTTTCTTTACGATAGGTTCCCATAACTTTTTATCTAACCAATCTCTGACTTTAGTGAAAGTTGTCTTTAATTCAAAAGCCATCTTATCATAGAAGCCACGGATTTGATTTCCATCCTCATCTTTTTCACCAGTTTCATGGTCAAAGAAGAATTTATATAAGTTATCATCCACTTTAGTAATAACTTCAGCAGCAAATAGTCTAGGATTTCTAAGAATAGTAGACCAGTTACTTAATGCAGCTTTACCTTTACCTTTAAGACCTTTAGCACCAGTAACATCATCAAACTTACCTTTATCTTCAGAGAAGACATTACCAAGTTTATTTACATCTAATTCATCAATAGTCTTACCTTTATCGTTAGGGTCTAATGTAGAAGCTTTATACTTATTACGATCAGCACGAGCTAAAGCTTCTTCATTAGTAACAGCACGATTTTCCTTTAATACACTATATTTGATATAGTCATTATCAATATAGTCAGGAACTGCCATACTGTTAAGTCTATTCTTAATACCTAAGTTTTTACCTTTACGTAATCCACTAGTGCGAATTAAGTAAAGTTCTGAAAGCATAGCTTTAAAGATAGATTGTTGTTCATCCATCTTCTTAGACATCAAATCGTTATTCTCAGCTATAAGATTTCTAGTGCCACCTTTAGATCTACTACGATTAGAAAGCATAGATTCGGCAGACCAAGTAGCTTTCTCTTCACGTAGAATGTCATTACCTTTAGAGCGATGTCCATCAGCATATTCTGATGCTAAAGTTTTTCTTTCTCTACGAGTTTTAGAACCCTGAGCAGTACTAAGATATCTTAGGATTTTACCAAATTGATCATCACCATAACGTTCCATTACAGCGTCCCATGATCCATTGCTATCCCATAAGATTTCTTCAATATCAGGAATCTTTTCAGTTAGACGTTTTAATTCATTAGCAGAAAGACCTTTAGCTTTTGCTAATTGTTTAAAGTCTGATTGTAAAGCATTTCTAATACCAGAACCAGCTCTGTCTTTATATCCTTGGTCTTTTCTCTTCTTCTCTCTTTCGAGAATCTTCATAGAGGAGAATTTACCTTTATCAAAGTCATATACACGTTCTTCACCGCCTAAGAGTGATTCAATACGTGCTAAATAAGCTGGGATAACTTCTACGATAGACTTACGAGTCATACCATCGAAAGGCACTTGACCTTTAACGTATTTGCTAGTATCGATCTTATCTTTATTAGCAACTTTAACGCTAAAGATATTAGCTAGAATACCACCTACACCATCTTTATCTTTAGAGCGTAATAGATCAGCATTGATTTGATTAAATAGACCAGTTAGAGTTTTATTGAATCCACCAATAGCTTTTTCTAATGGTTTACCCATCGCCTGTTGGACAAGATATGCTGGAATAAACTGCATTGGATTAGCAGCCATACCCATAAGCATTTCTTTACTAATCATACCAAGACCTAAATTCTCAGCTTGGTCAACGAACCCTTTCTTGATGTGCTTACCATAAGCACCCCAGTCCATTATACCACCAGAGAGAATATCAGTGATATCTTGTTTAAGACCCTTATCTTGACGTTTCTTTTCTGCTTCTCTTACAGCATTCCAATCTTTGAAACGTTCACGTTCCATATCAAGGAGCTCTTTCAAGATAGCATTGTTTTCACGTTGATATTTAGTCGACTCTTCAAAGTACTTGGTTGAGTTTTCAATATGCGTCTTTTGCATATTACCCATTGTAGTGCCAAGACCCATGATGGAGTTATTTAAATTACCAAATAAACGTTCTTGTTGTGCAAACATGAATGATGCAGTTTGTTTAGTTACATCCGCATTATATTTGGCTGCACTCATAATAGTACCAGAGATCTGATCTGCATTAGCACGAGAAGCATCATGGACGGTTTTAGCTATAGCCTTATCACCAGTGGTGATATCTAGACTACTATCGCTATCATCGCCACTTATATCTTCATCAAAGTTCCAATCAAAATCATCATCATCTCCGCCAAACATAATTTTATCTGCTCTGTCTTGATTCCAGAGTTTACCAGATTTTAAATCTTCTTTGGCACTTTTGAGAGCTAGGTTAGACGCTTCATATGCAGTACTCTTCATTAAATATTCTTGAGCTTTCTTGAAAGTCTGTCTATAATTAACGATAGCACTTACAGTCTCTTTAGTAGCGGTACTAGCTTGATCAAACGTTTTATATGTAGTATCATAATTCGTCTTAAACCCCTCAGCAGCAGCATATTTAACTGACTTACCAAGGTTCTTAAGATAGTTTGTGATCTTGAGTCCCAATATAAGGTCCTCCTTTCTTTTAAGATTATCCTAATGTTCAAAATGACAACATATATCGCCCAAGGATCATTTAAGACCCTTGGGCGATATACGCATTGGATGAGGAATTTTGTAATGAAACACATGTGTACTTTAGCAACACGTACACTACCTATATGTTTGACAATACAATACCCCTAAGGACTATCAAAGCCCTTAGGGAATATTGTATTAGTTTGGATTGAATATAAAGATAGGATGTCTGTAGTTGGAAAGCAGAAAGATATCATTCATCCTACAATTATATGTAACCCGCATATTAGAAAGCTAATATGTCTAAAGCATCTCATTATAATGTAGTGATAATAGTAAAATACCCCTAAGGTAGTTGAACCACCTTAGGGAATATCTTACTTGTGAGATTGAAATATGACCTATATAGTGAGATATATAGAAATTTATTTCTTAATCCATGCTGGGCAAGGACTAGAAACCTTAATAGAATCGTATGGACTAACCTTAACTTCAGCTTTTTCATAGATAGGTTTGCCAGCAGCATCTACACCAACTTGTTTAGGGTAAGAACGTGTAGATTCTTTGATTTCTTTTTTGATCAAAGATACGTTAGATTTTTCTCGTCCACCAAGACCAATTTTGCGGTTGGTCTGCAAGTATGTATTTAAGAACTCTTTAGATACTGTCAACATACTTTCCGCATCAGATTTTTTAGCTTCATAACCAGCTACCAAGGAATCAGCTTCTTCTTTGCTAATTTTAGTTGTAGCCACGATAGCATTAGAAATAACGCTACGGAATTCTTTAGCTGGTGCAATTGTACCAACTTTACCAGTTTTGTCATAAACACCTACTTCATAAGAAGTATCGTTTAAGAATGCTTGCATAATACGAACTTCATCTTTGTGGGATGCAGATGCGTTTGTTAAGTTGTCTTGTACGTCTTTAATCAACGCAAGAACTGTTTTTTCTTTTTCCATGATTCAATCCTCCTAATAAATAATGGAATTCGATTACATTTGTGTTACATGTGTTATATTTTAATACACTAGGGTATTAATAATGAATTAGTCGAACGATTTAGCGTTCTCAATAATAGCTTCTACTAGCTTGATTTTGCCTTTAGATTTAATAAAATCATTAAGTTCTTTATGAGTCATCTTAGATAACTCAACTATAAAGTCTTTTTTGTCCATTTATATTAATCCTCCGTACCTACATGTACAGGATAAGGTAGAATTTGACAGACGAAACACCCGTAGACTGTGGGAGCCTACGGGTATTATGATTGCATTTGTCTGTTTGTTTAGGGATATTCTTTCGATAAGAATACAAAATTGCTTTGCTCTCTAAAAAAGCTAGATTCGTATTTGGGGTTTACGAAAATTGTGACGGTTTGTATATATTACAATATACCAAGTTATTAAAATGAATAACTCTATAAAAAAGAACGGTAAGATTGAATCTTCTTATAATATAAATCGCCCTTATCATGGATTAAGTATATATTGATATCAATTTAAGTATAGACCTAAAGTGTAAAAGATTTATAAGTTTTGCAGTTAGAAACTAATATATTATAGTCATTGTCTTAACATTAATTATTCAGAGTAACAAAACTTTGTGTTAATAATAATTTTGGAGTCTATACATAACAGAGATACCAATAGTTAACTCAAATTACGTTATTATTTTTTGGCGTGTTTTATAATAGGTTAACCTTACTACTTAATTGTTATATGAGTTTTAAATGAAAAATGAAGTTAAGTGCTATGATTTTAACAATAGAATAAGTGAAGGAGGTACTACAATGCCTATTAATATAGATAAGGTTAAACCTTTCAGACTACTTAAGACACCATTCTTTACTCCTTTCAATGTGAAAGATAAACGACATGGCAGTGCTATTTTCTTAATGACTAAAAGCTTAGAGCAATCTAAACAATTGATAGAGCATAAGCTTATTAGTAATCTAAATATGTTTAATTCATACTTCCTTGAATGGAATGCTATGTACTTTATTAGACCTAATAGAATTAGTAATACTGATATGGATGTTGATGAATACTATAATTCCAAAGTATACAACAATATCCCAGTAATGACAGAGACTCATTTCGAGGACTCTAATAATTTATTCTTCTTCTCTGAAGCATCTCCTGAAGGAGTACTCGATATACGATTAAGAAGAATCTTATATCGTGAAAGATTACGTAACTTTAAGGAAGTTAAACTCAGAGTAAATCGAATCAAAGACGAGTGTAAATATATTAAGTACACTTATCCTAATATAGATAAGTATAAAAATAAAAATATCTATATTGATAATCATATTTATAATAAGATCTTCTCTATGAGTGAAGCATATAATAGAGATAAAGCTATTGAGTTATTATATGCTTTATTTGATCGCTTCATTAATAACCCCAACTATGATAGTTATACTAGAAAGACTGTATTCATTCTGGTAAATGAGTGGGCTAGTGATATCCCAACAACTTCTTTATTTGAATTTAGTAAATCTATCAATCCATTCTCTATGATAGTTAGACTCTTCAAGAAACCTAGAGAGAACTTAAATAAACTAGCCGGTATTGACTTTATCTTTATTGGGAATGATAGTTGGTTTAAAATGAAGATGGAAGATTTAGATATGAAGAATCTAAATCTATTCAAGACTAATATCTTAAAGATCAGAAATAATGATATCGTAGAAGATAACGTTCCTGAAGATAAAGAAGATATTAAGACTAGACTTATTGGTAAGATTGAAGACTTAACTGGTATTGAAGTTAATAATATCAGCCGTGTTCATAAAGTAGATCCTACTGCACCAATTAAAGCTGAATTACATGATGAACCTAACTTGATTGTTGCTAAAGGTATCACTGGTGCAGATCAAGTTATAGATCCAACTAAAATTGAGAAACCTACAGAAGATAAGATCAATCAATCAGTTGAAGCTATCGTAGACTATACTAAGAATGCTGAAGATGCAGAGAAAGAAATGGATAACTCTGTAGACTTAAAAGAGTTAATCTTACAAGCTAAGAATGATCAAGATGATACATTTAAAATCTCTGCTACTCGTAAAGCTCGTATGGATGATCTTAATGATAAATTCTTAAAAGAAAAGATTGCTAACTCTACTATTGCTGAGTTAGTCGCAATTGAAGATACCCCATTACAAGCAACTGACTTATCTAATAAAGTTGAAACTATCGATGATGAATGGGCTAACTTAAAGAAACCTAACTTTGAAGCAGACTATAATATCGATGCTGATATTATGAAGTGCTTACACTCATTATCTCAAAATAAAGATATCCCAATGAGTGTAATTGATGTAACAGTAGAAGATAGATCTACATCTGAAGACTCTATCTTGACTTACACAGTTCACTTAGAAGACTCTTTAGGTAAACGTCATACATTACGTTTTGATATGCCTAAGATTATCAATAAACGTTTCTTACGTTTGCGTGGCAATGATAAGATTATCCCTGGTCAGTTGATTAATCTACCTATCATTAAGACAGATGAAGATACAGTTCAAGTAGTATCCAACTACAATAAGATCTTTATCACTCGATATGGTCAAGTTGGTAAGATCAATCAATCTACTAATGCTCTAATTAGAGCTTTAACTAAGCTTAAAGAAAACAACTATAAGCTTGATGTAAAAGATGGTGATGCTGTAGCTAGTCCATCTAAGATTGACTTAGGTAATAACGCTAAGATCTCTGCTAAATATGAATTACCTGCAGAATATGTAGAGTTATCTAAGATCTTTAATAAAGTAACTACTAGTGATGGTAGAGTATATTACTTTAATAGAGATGAACTTATCCATAAACTTGAAGAAAAGAAAGTTAAAGTTGAATCTGATCAAGGATTTATGGTTGTTGGTATCACTAAAGATAATCAAGCTATTACAGTGCCAGAGACTGGTGTATCCTCAGCTTTAATAAACCATTTAGGTATACATGAATATGCTTATACATATATGAAACCTGGTGCTAGAATGACTTATTCTCAAGCTAGTATCTTGAATAGTAAGATTCCTCTTATTGTAGTTATGGCATACACTGCTGGATTAACTGGTGCATTAAATGCTGCTGGTATTGAATATAACTTAAGTGAGAAACGTCCTACTAATACTAAGAATTACTTTAGATTCAATGATGGTTTCTTATCTTTCAATGATAACTATGCACCTGATGCGGCATTGCTAGTAAATGGTTTAGCTGTAATCAATACTCAAGAATACTCTTTGACTGATATTGATACAAAAGCTATGTGGTTAGATGTATTAGATGACTTTGGTGGTCGTAATAGAGCAGATGGTTTAGATTCATTTGCTAACTTAATGATGGACCCTATCACTGTAGAAGTATGTAAGACTTATAAACTTCCTACAGATTATATTGAAGTATTAGCATATGCTAGTAGCTTATTGACTACTAATAAATTCAATCGTCATACTGATATTACTGGTAACC